TTCACTATTCAACTCAATACCCTTATATTTCAGGTATACAAGTAGTTAATACTTAATAACAGGTACGTCGACTTGGCCAAACATGGGCGGTTATGTTGCTACAAGCTTTAATACAGACCATACTGCTGCATCTGCGACAGCTCCTTTTACGGCTTATAGTTCTACTTTACCATTTTTCCAAATACTCGGTACAACAACAAAGCAGTGGTAATTTAACAAATCCAGTATATAATAACGTTTAACAGTGTAAATATTAACAATGGCTGACAACGTACAACCCAATTTCTTTACAAGGTCATTTAACAACCTTGTTAATAGGTTACCGTATACAGGTAATAATCAAGTAATTAACAACGTAAAGGAATTAAACCCTAAGTTTGAAGATTTCTATAAGATAGGTAGTTCTGCTAAAGAAAAAGTATACAAACAGGCAGTATCTACCGCACAAGATAATCCAATGATTCCTTCTTTAGAGGGAGTTGTCATTAATAAAGCATATCATGATTACCTTTATGCGTTAGTAGATACAGATAAACCAAAGCGTATTGCTGATTATCGTGTTATGGCTTCTTATGCAGAAATTAGTCATGCACTGGATGAAATTTCAGATGAATTTTTAGTAAAAGATGAAAAAGGAAAGTACATAAACTTAAAAGTGTCTGAAGGTAAAGACGAAGTCATTGTTAAAGAACTACAAAAGAACTTTCACAGTTTAATTGAACAGTTTAATTTAGAGAATAAAGGCTTCGAGTACATTAGAGCAATTCTTATTGATGCTGAGTTGTTTTTTGAAAACGTAATTAACGAGAACAAAAAAGACGCTGGTATTATTGGTGTTGTTCAAATACCTACAGAATATATTAACCCTATATACGATAACATTCAAAATATGTTAATTAAAGGGTTCTTATTGCGTAAACCTAAAATCGATATAGATACAAACAATAGATACACAACAAAACAAGAATTAATACCTTTAGAGCGTCACCAGGTTACGTATTTTCATTCTCATGTATGGAACGAACACAAAACGATTCGTTTACCATATCTTGAAGTGGCACGTAGAGCATATAAACAATTAAGCTTAATTGAAGATAGTATTGTTGTTTATCGTTTAGTTAGAGCACCAGAGCGTTTAGTATTTAAAGTAGACGTTGGTAATATGCCTGGACCTAAAGCAGAAGCGTATATGAAACGCTTAATGCAAAATTACTGGTCTCGTAGAACATACGATAATAATCAAGGTGCAAATGTTAATGTGTATGATCCACAATCCATGTTAGATAGCTATTGGTTTGCAAAAAGACCAGATGGAAGTGGTACAGATGTTACACAACTACAAGGTGGTGCAAACTTAGGTCAATTAGATGATTTAAATTACTTTGTTAAGTTATATAAAGCCTTACGTGTACCAACAAGTCGTTTAGATCCAGAAGCTAAGTTTGCTGATGGTACTGAAATTTTAAGAGAAGAACTTAAGTTCGCTTTACTTATTATACGTTTTCAACGTCAATTTGCTTCTACATTAAAAGAAACGTTTATATCGCATTTAAAGTTAAAAGGTTTGTGGGATCAGTACAAGCTTAAAGATCACGATATTAACGTTGCATTTAACCCGCCTACGTATTTCCATGCTGCAAGAGAAGCTCAAATACATGAGCTAAAGTTTAAGACATTAAGCGATATTATTCAAACAGAAGCTGTATCAAAATCATATGCTTTAAAGAAGTATATGAACTGGACAGACGAAGACTTAAAGGTTAATAGAGAGTGGCAAAAGAAAGATGCTGCCTTTACGTTTGAATTAACTCAAATCACTAATGCTGGTACTAACTGGCGTCAAGGTATTACCGGTGGTGGTGCAGCAGGTAGTGAAGGTGGCGGTGGCGGTGGGAGCGGCGGTGGTACACCTCCAGCATTTGGTCCTGGACCGGGCGGTGGTGGAAGCGCATTACCACCTCAAGGTGGTGGAGCACCAGCAGGCGGTGAAGCACCAGCGGGTGGAGAGGCTCCAGCAGGACCTGAAGCAGCGGGCGGGGCACCAAGCGCGCTTCCAGGCGCTCAATAACTACCCCATAAAAAATCCGGGAGGTTCTTGATCCTCTTGACGTGTGTTCATTAACTGATCTTCAAGGTCTTTCTTTTCAGTAACACCTTGTGTCATTAACGTATCATATTGTAGTGTACCACTACCAAATAATTGTGTACCGCTGAATTTACCACGCGTATTAGCGATATTAATCTTTATAAGTGCTTTAGCATACTCCATTACCCAGCGCTCTTTAACAAGATCTTTAATAGGTCTTTCTACTCTACAACTAACTGTAGCCCAATACCGATCAGTATTAGCTGCTACTACTGGATCTGGTGTAATACGTAAAACTTGAGTACGTGNATCAAATCTAAAATAAGGTTGTTGTGCAAACACCTTTTCACGAGTCTTTAACCAGTCTTTTAAGATGTGCCACGAAATAACGTCAAACGCCTTACTACCTAAACTATAAGCAAAGTGCATTTGTTGTGCCATCGATTGTTCAATAGTAAACAGCGTATTAACACCGTTATTAGTACCAACAGTAAATGAAGTAACATCGATTACTTTTCTGTAATCGTTTAAATCGACATCCCAACCAGATTGAAATGTAGAACTCAAGGCAGATACTTCTGGGTTTAAAGTATTATTAATAAGCGTGTCCATTCTTATACCCTGACCGCCTGTATAGAGATTGCTATCAAATACGATTAGTTCTTCCGTACCTGGAGTAAACTTTGTATACATTTCAATAGCATATGCAATCATGTCATATGCTGCCACGCACGCAATTTCAAGGTTAATTACAGGTGCACCGAGTTGAAAGAAGATACGCTCTGCAAGCATATCATAGCTTTTAATTCTACTATTTAAATTAGTAGATAGAAAGTCTGCAGGACCTACAGTGCTGGAAGGATTAGCCATATCGCTAATACTTACTTAGCATCTAATAATTTTAATAAGGTNTCCATTACTTCTTGAGCACTAACAAATGCATCTTGAANATAATCACATTGTTCCCACAACCAAAATTGCTTTTCTCTTAGATAACGCTCACTCTTTAACATATTAAGGTTACGGGTATATCCAAAGATTTTAGGGTCTGATTGACTGAATATAACAATACCTCGTTTGAGTTTATAATATGCACATAGATGTTGTAAGAAACTATCTACAGATATCCAANTATCACTCTCATTAACAAGGTCTTTTATTTGAGTTAGAGACAAGTTTTGCCTAAAATCTGTTACTCCCTCTACNNCTACATCTTTGGAAGAGCCTATTTGAACAACCTTGATACCAGCATTATTCATTAACGCTACTAATTCTTTCCAATATGGAAAGTTCTTAGGGTTTGTATTGCCGTTGCGTAAAGCTTGGGCGTATGGACTTATTAGTACTTGTTTCATGTTGCGTATGCTACTTTATAGGCTTCTGTTAAAGATTTTTTCCAATTCATGTGATCCATCCAAGCATATATATTATACTCTTCTACTTTTACAAATGCTGCACAGTCCGCTAAGCTTATTACTTCAATACCTTCTTCCCCCTCAAAAACAGCAGGGTAACAAGCACCTATAACAAGTTTTGCGTGTTTGTGTTTTTCTTTTATAGCAGGTAATGCGCTTCTAAAAGCATAGTGATCACCAATACCGCTATCTAATGGAATAACCTTAACAGGTTTAGTTTTTATATTCCATTTTTTAATATATTCTATGAATATATTTTCATCATCTTGAAACTGTTTAATTTGATTATCACTTCTAATACCGCCAGCCCCATAACGCATGTGCCAGGTCTTAACACCAGTCAATACTACTAATCTCCATCCTGCTCTTTTCATTTCATACGTGAAGATTGTTTCTTCTCTATGACCTACTTTAGATAGTCTTAAATCGTAGCCGTGTTTGCCTGCTTCTCTACGGAACAAAAATGTACTACCCTGTAAATGGTCTACATCTATATAGGAATGGGTGTTTGTATCCCGCCACTGTATATTCATACCTAAAAATATGTCTTCTATTTTATTAGAAGCTAATTTATGACCGATATCTGCTTTAGGGTCTAATATAAGCGGTCCTACCGCGCCAATCTTATCATCTGATTGTATATAATTAAACAAATCTGATAATGTGTTTGTTTCCATTACATTATCATCATCTAAACGCCATATATACTCTGAGGTAACATCAGTTAGTGCTTGCTGGTGATTCCATATTTGACCTTTACGNGCACCAGGCTTAACTTCCCAAACCATGCCCACTCTATTCATAAGAGTGAACAGATTTCTATATATTTCATTATTTCTTAAATCTTCCATTACGTCATTATCATCATATATGATGAGACGGTAAGGTTTAAGTGTTTGATTAGCTAACGACGTTAGCACTAATGGTAGTGTTGTATTGAACCTACCTTTAGTAGAAACTGTTGCTGTTACTTTATCTGTTATCATAAAAGTGGTCTATGTGCTTGTATTAATAATTGATCAGTACCTTCTTTTTGTGTACCGGTTATCGAAAACCCGCTACCTATAAATGCTTGACATACTACCGCCGCGTTAATGTGTTTTATTAGTGCTACTACTCTTCCACCTTTACGTAAAACTCTATACCACTCATTTGTATAATTAGGTAATAAAGTTAAGGGTATATCTTCAAATGAATCTATAAGAGCTATTTCTTCAATTGTATTTCTATCAAAAGGTAACGCACTCCAATCCCCTATAATATCACTACTTGGTGCTGTTTTATGTACTTTAATAAAACTACTTAATAAGTTAGGATCGTTGCGNGAGGTTAAATGTAATCTTGCAAGTGGATTNTACTTNTTNAAATTGATTAAACTATTGCGTTTAAAAACAACACTACTATAATTCTCTACATTTTCAAACGTGCCTTCTGCATAGTGATAAATCGGAAAATTACCTGCTACTATTTTATTATCTTTTCTTTCTAAATTCGTATTGTATGGTACAACTTGTATCTTTAGCCCTTGTTGTTTTGCTCTAATACAGTAATCAATATCTTCTCCGCTACCCGGTGAGTATACTTCATCTAATATACCAACACTATTGATAACACGTCTTGGTATCATTGCACAGAAGAATATAATAAACTTTTGATTAGTAATTTTATCATCTTGCCACAAAGGCCCGGTAACGCCCATTTGCGGGTCATCAATAAATGGTTGTTCAAGCATTTCCAACCACTGATTAACGTTTTGCTCTAAAAGTACGGTATCGTTGTTTAGTAATACTACATACTCTCCTACAGAAGCCTTAATACCTATATTAGTAGCTTTAGTGTATCCTAATCCCTCTTTCTCATCAATAAGCTTAATACTTGGATATGTAATTGATAGCTCCTTTACATATGATGCTGTATTATCCACACAACCGTTAGCTACAACAATAACTTCAGTGTTATTTAAATCCGTATACTTAATAATACTTTGTAAACACGGTTTAAGAAAGTCATCCAAATGGTTGTAAGTTGGAATGACTACACTATATTTGGGAGAAACCATGCTTTATATTATGATAGTCCATAGAAAAAGCAAGGAGTTACATAAATAATATAAGCAACATGTTACTTAAGTTAATAACTCAAAATCCAATTACGGAAGGTCTTGATTACCTTATTGAAGANGGTAACAAAGATAAGCCATCGACAATGTACATTGCAGGCACCTATATGGTAGCTGGCGAAAAGAACCGTAACAATCGTATTTACGATATTGACGAGATGACGAAGGAGGTAGAGCGCTACAATCAAGAATTTGTTAAAGCTAACCGCGCTATGGGCGAGCTTGAGCACCCACAAAGTGCTACTGTTAATAGTGAACGTGCTTGCCATCTTATCACTGAATTGCGCATGGATGGTAATATTTGCCGCGGTAAGAGCAAAGTACTAAGCACTCCATTGGGTGAAATTTTAAAGAGTTTAATTAGAGACGGTGTTAAAGTTGGTGTTTCTTCCAGAGCGCTTGGCGAACTTGAAGAAAGGGCTGGTGTTAACNATGTTAAGAACATGAAGCTTATCACTGTTGACGTAGTTGCCGATCCATCCGCTCCAGGAGCATTTGTTGATGGTATTTTAGAGTCAAAGTCTTTTATAGCCAAAGGTAACAACTTNTATGAAGAAGTATATGACACTTTTGAAGGTAAACTCAAATCATTACCTAAAAAGGATGTTGATCTTTATTTAAGAGAGCAGATCATACACTTTATCAATTCAATTAAATAATATGAACAATAAGCAAAACATCGCAAAGTTTATTGACAATGTAGCTCGTAACGACTTTAAGAAAGCCGATAACATGCTTACTGTTGTAGTAAACGAAAAAATTAAACAACGTATCCGGGAAGCAGACAAAAAGCTTTCAACAGGATCTAAGTAAAATCTGGATATTAGTCCTGTTTTTTAACATCATTTTATATAAGTATAACTATCATATATGAGCCAAGACATTAACACTCTTTTAAAAGAAGCTACTAAGGATTTACTTTCCNAAGAAACCCTTAAGGCTATTTCTGAAGCAATCGAAGCTAAGGCTTCAGAAAAAACACAGCTCGCTGTTGAAGCTGCTCTTGTTAAACAAGATGAAGATTATTCAAACAAGCTCGAGCANGTATTAGAAGCTATTGATGCTGACCATACAGAAAAGCTTGACAAGATTGTTTCTCGTATTGATGAAGCACATGCTGCTAAATTTAAACATGCTTTACANTCTATCGATGAAGCTCATAGTGCAAAATTAGTTAAACTTGTAAAGCTTTATGAAAATGCTTTAAACAATGAAGCTAATAAGTTTAAAGACACATTAGTAGAACAGCTCTCCAATTATATNGATCTTTATATTGATAAAGCAATTCCTGCACAACAAATTGCTGAAGCTACTGAAAATGCACGTTCTCGTAAGATCGTTTCAGAAGTAAAACGTTTAGTAGGCTTAAGCGATGAATTCGTTAATGAAAACATTAAAGAAGCTTTATTAGATGGTAAGAACCAAATTGATGAAGCTAATGAACAAATCAAAAAGCTTCAAGGTCAATTACAGCTTGTTACTGAAAAAGCTGAAAACGCTGAAAAACAATTATTCTTAGAAAAGAAACTTGAAAACTTTCCAAAAGCTAAGAAAGATTATATGCTCCGCGTTCTCAGCGAAAAGAAAATAGAAGCAGTTAAAGAAAACTTCAATTACGTAGCAGAAATGTACGATAAGAAAGAAGAAGATGACGTTCAAGTTCTTAAAGAATCCACATCTTATAAAACTAAAGGTGTTGATGTTGCTCAACCAGAGGCTAAGAAAGTATTGAGCGAATCCAAGTCTTATTCTTCAGCTGAATCATTTGCAGAAGAAGGTGCACAACAAGTTGCTAACCTTTACGTATCTGAGTTTACTAAGAAAAAGTACTAATAAATAAATCAGATTTTTATACAAAAGCCTCCAGAAATGGGGGCTTTTTTTATAAATATATCTACACGTTGAAGTTCTGTTAATGAACTTGAGATATTGTTAGTTAAAAAAATATTAGTTATGAAATCAATTAAACCTTCACAATCTTACATCAATCAGGATCGTGCAGCAAGCTTACTCAAAAAGTGGGCTCCATTGCTCGAGCATGCTGATGATGCAACTCCAGCGATCAAAGACGATCACACAAAGCTAAACACAGCTATCCTTCTTGAAAATCAAGAACAATGGTGCTTAAACGAAGCTTCCAACACCGCAGGTGCTGGTGGCGCATTCGGTAATGCAGGCTCCATGGGTTTCGGTGGTAAGCCATCAGGTGACTTCTATGCTACTGGTGATGCTCGTCTGCCAAAGATCCTTATTCCGATGATCCGTCGTACTTTCCCAGAATTGATCACAAACGAAATCGTTGGTGTTCAACCTATGAGTGGTCCTGTTGGTCTCGCATTTGCTCTACGTTATCGTTATGAAGACACCCCACTCGGTGCTACAAGCCCAGACGGTGGTTATGGTGCCGCTTCAAACAACGTTCAAGGCTGGACAGCAGCTTCACAAGGAACTGAAACAGGCTGGAACTATTTAAATACAGCTTATACAGGTACTTCTGCTTCATGGTTATCCGGTGGTGCTACAGCAATCACAGGTTCAGAAGCATTCCAAATTGCAGGTCTTTCAAACGGTTCTGCAGATAACGGTGTTGCTCAGCTATTAGCTGGTTTTGAATTAAGCTCAAACATCCCTCAGATGGTTGTTGCTTTTGAAAAGACAGCAGTTGAAGCTGGTACACGTCGTTTAGCAGCTCGTTGGTCCGTTGAACTTGAGCAAGATCTCAAGAACATGAACGGTATCGACGTTGACAATGAATTAACGAACGCTATGTCGTACGAAATTCAAGCTGAAATCGACCGTGAAATGATTATCCGTATGTGCCAAGTTGCTATCAACGCTGGTTACGGTCAAGGATATTCAGTATGGTCTCCAATCTCAGCTGACGGTCGTTGGTTAGGTGAACGTAACCGTGACTTCTATGCACGTGTTATCGTTGAAGCTAACCGCGTTGCTATNCGTAACCGTCGTGGCGCTGCAAACTTCATTGTTGCAACACCTCGCGTTTGCGCAATGTTAGAAATGCTTCCTGANTTCCAATGGTTCCCTGTCCAAGGTAATGTCAACACTCAACCTGTTGGTATCGCTAAGGTAGGTACAGTTGGTGGACGTTTCAATGTTTACCGTGATACACGTACAGAAGCTCAATATCAAGTCGGTTCCCGTACAAGCCCATTAGAGTATGCTCTATTAGGTTATAAGGGTGCTGAATACTATGATACCGGTATCGTTTACTGCCCATACATCCCAGTATTGGTACAACGTACAATCGGACCTAATGACTTCAGCCCACGTGTTGGTTTAATGACCCGTTATGGCGTTATTGACCACATCTTCGGTGCAGCATTATACTACCACTTAATCATTGTAACAGGATTACATCAATCCTTTACACCTGGTACACAAAGCGTATTCCTCTAAGAGGTCTACACTTTGTAAAAAGTGTTCTAAAAAGAACCCGCGTCGCAAGACGCGGGTTTCTTATTGCTTATTTGCAACCCNGAGTAATTAATAACAATGAAAGGTGTTACCATCTTAATACCAGCTTATAAGCCAGTAAGTTTATTACAGACTTGTGTGNACTCTATAATTGAAACCACNGATTTAACTAATACAGATGTACTGGTTGTGTTGAATGGTAGTGATAAAGAGAGTTTAATGTACTTAATAGGGTTAGATAACCCCGCGATTAAGTTCGTGTGGCACTCTGAAGCATTAGGTTTTACTAAAGCTACTAATATGGGGCTTAAAATGATTACTACACCCTATATTTTGTTAATGAACACCGATGTAAAGCTATTAAACTATTGGCCAAAAAATAAGTGGTTAGATGAACTTATAAACCCATTAAAGCAAGATAGTAATACAGCTGTTACAGGTGTTGCACCTATGACATTCTTACATAAAATCTATTTTCCCTTTTTCTGCGTAGGTTTATCCAGAGATATAATGGTTAAAATGGACTACCTTGATGAAGCATTCAGCCCTGGCTACGGAGAAGATTTAGATTATTGTTTAAGAATACAAAAAGCAGGCTACAAACAAAAACTTGTAGAAACTGATGCAGTAGCTGATCACGATAGAAAGATATATACTTCTACATATCCTATATATCATCCTGGACAAGGTTCGTTTAAAGAAGTTGGGCCGGAACTCGCATCAAGGGGATATCATATCGTGGTGAATAAACACTTCCCTTCTGAAGTGACTTAAACTAAGTATTTTATAGATGAGTAAAAAAAAGCGTCTCCAAAAACAAAAACAAACTCAACAACAAAATAACAACACTAATGATACAAAAGACAAAAGTCTAATAGTACATCAAGGTAATAAATTAGAGAGGCCGGTACAGATTCGACAAAGGCCGGATTTAACACAGAGACAAAAAGAATTTCTTAAACTCGCTTTAGACAATCATACAAAAATCGTATTTATTACAGGTCCGTCAGGTAGTAGTAAGAGCTTTTTAGCTACATTAGTAGCTTTGGAGCTTTTAAATTTAAAGAAGGTTTCTGATTTAATATATATTCGTAGTATAGTTGAGAGTTCAGATAATAAAATGGGATACCTCCCGGGCGATGCAGCAGAGAAACTATCACCATATCTTGAACCTTTAATGGAAAAGCTTGACGAATTGCTCTGTAAAGCCGATATTAACACATTAATGAAAGAAGGACGTATTGAAGGTAAACCAACAGGATATCTTCGCGGTCTTTCTTGGAATGCCAAAGCTGTTATTATGGACGAAGCTCAAAACAGTACATTTAGAGAGCTAACAACCCTATTAACACGTGTGGGTCAATTTAGCAAACTGTTTATATGCGGAGACCCAATGCAATCCGATATCAACGGTAAGTCTGGGTTTGAAAAAATGTGCAATGTGTTTAATGATGTTGAGAGTAAAGAAAAGGGTATCCATGTTTTTACTCTAACAGAGGCAGATATTGTACGTAGTGAAATTGTAAAATATATTGTAAAAAAGTTGGAGCTTTATAATAAAAAATCGTAACTTTTATAACTACATCAGTTATACTGGCGCCAATAAATTTATTTTTTCTTAGAGATAAAAATGTAAAAACACTTACAATACGTAAATAATATTCCCTGTACTAAAACTATGATATTCGACGAACAAATCTCTCGTAAACCTAATCACTATCCTTGGACAGAGGAATTTATCGAATCTATGCATAACGGATTCTGGACTCATAAAGAGTTCAGTTTCAAATCGGATGTGCAGCAGTTTAAAGTTAAGCTCAATGACCAGGAAAGGGAAATCATTATCCGTACTTTATCCGCTATTGGTCAGATTGAAGTAGCGGTAAAAACGTTCTGGGCTAAGCTTGGCGAGAACTTACCGCACCCATCTTTACAGGATCTTGGCTACGTAATGGCAAATACAGAAGTTATTCATAACAATGCTTATGAAAGGCTACTCACTATACTCGGTCTTGAAGACGTATTTGAAGAGAATCTTAAATTGGAATGGATACAGGGCCGTGTAAAGTATCTTAAGAAGTATAC